GCAATCATGTCGGCGTTGCCGGCATACTGGACCTTCTCCTTGTCCAGGGCATCGATCTCGATCTGTGCAACACCGGCATAATCCTTCTTGCCCCTCAGAATCGATTCCTTCAGTGTGGCGTTATGTGTCACGAGGTCATCGACGGCCTTGGCTTCCTTTTTGATCGCATCGACATCCCGATCCGCAGCGGCGACGTGTGCCGCCGTTACTTCATTCCAGCTTGCAATCGCATCGTCATGTGCCTTCTTCTCTGCGTTGGCCTGGTCGTCATTGTCTTTCTTGAGCGTATCGAATTCGCGTTTAGCAGCATCAAGGTGTGCCGTGACGATCTCATTGTAAGTACCAACCTGCACTGCCCGCCGATCCGCCGCCGCTTTTGCATCTGCCTCTGCCACTTTGGCTATTTCGTCCCTGCCGGCTGTTGCTGCCTGGGCTAGAAATATTGTCTGCTGATCCTGTAATTCTTTGAGTTTTGCTTTGTGCAAATCAATCGACTTATTCGCCGTATTGATTGCCTCAACTGCCTGGGCCGCCCATCCCGGTTCGCTCACGGTAGCTTGTGGCATCAGCGCTTGCTTCATAGATTCCAATGCCGCAATCTGCATCTTGGCCTGTTCAATTTGCGGGCCAAGCAATGCACTTTGCATCGCTGGTTTTGCCTGTGGAGTAAGCCCATACAACTTCAACTCTTCGCCGACTTTGATGACGGACTTGCTTACCTCGTCCATTTGTTTCTGGTATTCTTTCGCCGCCTCAGCGGCCGCCTTTGTGCCAGAAACCCATTCATATACGCTCTCGCCGGCCTTGAATATGGCGATTCCCAAAGCGACAGCAACGCCAACTCCGAAAGCTGCTTGGAGTGCTGGACCAACCGACTCGGTCGAAGCCAGGAAACTTCTGACCCCGCGCGGCAGACTGACGCCGATCTCGGATCCAAGTAGTTGCGCCGCCATCCTGGCTTGGTAACTTTCTCCTCTGACACGCGCGACACCACCGGCGAATTGATCCATGCCTGCCGCAGCATTCGCGCCACTGGTCATGGACTGGCGTTCAAGCCCAACAAGGCCCTCCCTCGTGACCCTGAGCGTAGAATTGGCCTGCAGTGCATCAACTTCAATGACCAATTGAAGCGTGTTTGACGGATCCATCAGCGTTCCTTCGACCTTTCCGCTCTGAACTTTTCCATCTCTTCCTCAACGACCGCCATTGCAACAAGTTCATCGGCGTCAATGTCGCCCATGCCGACCGTGATTCCCATCCTGATCGAGAGTCGCAAATCGAGGACCCGGCTTAGGAGTCGGCCCGCCGGCGAGTCCATCGAAGCGTAAAGCCGGTCCCGTGGGCAGTCGTCGCATCGCTCGCCATTACCTGGCGATTGAGGACATAGGTTGATATCGCACAGATCGTCTGCCCGCAGGCTCTGATAAATCAAGAATCTAAGGGTTGGTCTTCGGGGCCACTTCGCATTAAAAAATTTACCGGCTCGGTCCTCTTTCCGGCCGAGTTGTGCGCTCTGAAAAGTGCGTTGATCACGGCCCACATATGGACGATCGGGGGTGTGCCAACATAGCCGATTGTCTTGGTGCAGAGATCCTTATAGATCTCGGCCTTCTGCTCGAAACTCGTCGGATGAATTTCCCGATTGCCGCGGTTGAAGGGCATCGTCGCCTTCTCATATTTGAGGCGGTCCTTCGAGGTTGGCATTCTGAGAATGTGAGTCGTGACCGGCCACGGCGAGGCTTCGAGCGGTGGCAGGACCTTCAGCAGGATCTTATACGAGCCGGCCTCCAACGCAGGCTCCTCAACGATCTCCACCGTCATCAGATCGTCGACAATCCGGCAAGCCTCATACTCGTCAACCTGCAACTTCCCCTCGTGATTGCAAAGTCGGTTGAATAGTTCGAGGTCGTCGTCATCCGGGTCGGGTTGCACCCACTGTGTCTTTCCCTCGATCGTGCGCTTAATCAGGGGGCGGCGGGTTCCACGTTCTATCCAATCTGCATCCGACGGGAATTTGACCTTCACAATCTTGATCCCGTCCGGGGTGACAGTCTTCATTTCGAACAGTTGGCTTGCGTCAAACAATACAGGCTCGCTCAAGTTTCCTCCGATTAGCTTTCGGGTTGCGCTATACCATCAATGATGCACTTAGCCACTGCGGTCAGGAGACCGTTCGAGCTATGCCACATCGGCAGGCACGTGACCTGCACGGAGACCAGACCGTCGGTATCTCCTGGGTCGGCGACTTGGAACGTCACGCGCTGGAATGTCAGTTGGAGACTGCTGTTTGAATCATATGAGAGAGTGATTACAGCAGTTCCCTCAGTCAGTGCCAGGAGTTTGATCAGTTCATCAGATCCGTAGGCGAATCGGGCGGTGAATTGGAGCCCGGCTTCTCGCTTCCCGACTTCCATCCTGCCGCGAATGGCGCCAGAGCCACCCGATGCGACATTGGGCGCAATGTGTGCGACCGTACCGGCGAGGTTCGTTGTCGCGTTCGTGATGGTCGGAGCCGTGAAGCCCGTCCCCGGAACGGCCGCGGTAAAAATAATGGTGGCCCCGACGCTCGTGATCGTGATGCCGACGCCCGTGTAAGCCGTAGCCCACGAACTGACGAATGCCGCCGCAGTGGTGGCAAGATCAGTTCCCCATGTTGCAACTTTGCTCAGACCGCCTGCCGCCGCAACGGTCGCCGTGCCACTTGATCCCGTCAGCGTAATGACTTCGACCTGAGCCATGGTGCCCTGGAGACCGGAACCCGGGAAGAATCCCGAAGCCAGCCGGATGTTATTCTTCCAACTCGCTTCAAGGCTCACGAGATTCTTTGCGGTTACATAGTCTGTGCCGTTGATCGTGGCAGTCAGCGAGGCCGAAGGCATGAGCAGTTCTGCTGTGGCCGCTGGCAGGACGATCCCCGAAGGCTGAACGTGTTTGCCCGATCCAACGAAGCTGACGGCCAACTTGCTATTGGCGCGCCCGGGTCCGCTGCCGATGGTCAGAGTCCAATCCTCAATCACACATCCCACTGACATTCGATCAAGAACGGCTGCCGCGCCGGGACGGATCTGCTCCAGGTAACTGAAGCACGGGAGTTCAATGCCATCGGTCACGGGGTCGAGGGGCGTGCAGGTGTATATCCAGTTCGGAGTCGTGCCGCTCTTGACCACCTTGCCGAGTCCGAAGGCCATCACCCAGGCTGCGAATTCAGCACTGGCATACTTCTCAAGCTTGCCCGCGGCATCCCAGGACGTTTTGAACAGCTGCGTCGCGAACTCGTTCCCCTTGCCCAGTTCGTCAGCGTCGTTCTCTGTGTTGAGTTTCGGCCCTCCAAAGTCGGAATTGAGTTTACCGAGCCGCCAGATGCCGGTCAGGGTGTTGGCCGTGGCAAGCGCGGCCTGTTTGCATTTCCCAAACCCGATGAGTGTTTCTTGAATGTTTGCTGGCATGATTTATCCCCACGTCTCATTAAAACTGATTGGTAGAAGCCAATACTCGACTTGCTCAGAATCCAATTCCCGCGTGCAGCGGCCCTCGATCACCATCGGAAGCAGGCCGGAATCGATTTGGAGGTTGATCATCGGCAACGGTTGCCCGGTTGGAATGCCGTTGACCAGGAGCGTGCTCAGTTTTGAATAGGACCCGCCATCCCTGGGCCGAATGTAAATCTCGACCCGGTGGTTTATCGGATGGTAGCCTCCCTCAGAACCGATTCCCCACGAGTCATACACCACCAGAATCGACGAACTCGGCATAGTCGTGACTGCCTTAGGCAGATTGGTGGCGGACGGGTAAACGTCGAGATAGGCGGAAATCGCGCCTGGATCCCCGCCCAGTTCCGTTACGAGATCCGATATCGCGCGCAGTTTGGAAACCAGAAGATCCACCACATCGGCCGGCAGCATCATTTCGGTATCCTCTGGATCACCCGAGCGAAGACCTCTTTTGCCTTGGCGAAGACCGCGCTTACGTTGCTCGGCGAAAATACCAGCCAGGGTTCTCGCTTCATGTTCGCCATTCCAACGTCTCGGTTTGTGAAACGTGGAATAGCCTTGTTCTTCTTGCGGGCCGCACGGTTCTCTACGCGCATCCTCGCATCTGGCGCTGAGTAGGCGCGGTTCTCCGTGACCGTCCGCAACTTGAGACTGCCGAGCAGTTGCCCGGTCAAGATCAGGTTGCGCCGGTTGCCCTTGCCGAGCCTCGATTTGTACATCGCATATCGTTTGCTCAGTGGCTTCGCGGGGCCGTCATTCGGACCTTGCGCTTGGGTGACGCGTTTGAATACGCTGAGCAGGCCAGTGGAACCAATCTCCACCATCTCGCGCTGCTGAAAACTGATGTCTCCTAGATTCAGAGACCCCTTTTTCCAGATGCGCACGCTTTGGGACATCAGCCTATTTCCCTATCCTGGCGCATAGTCATCTCGATTCCGCTCGCCCCATCATTCATGGGGTCTAGAACTTTGTAGATATAATCGTCGGTACTAATCTCGTCACCGGCTACTGGCATCGGGTCCAGTTGCCCGGACTCGGTCCAGCATTTGGCATAGATGCTGCCCGAGCCGGGTGCCTGGCCTTCCAGCTGCAGGCCGGTTTGCAGGATGCCCGTGAAGGCAACGATGTCACCCGTCTGCGAGCGCATGAGCGTGAGGGGTTGCCCAAACGCCCGCAGAAAGACCGGGTTGTGGCGAGTGAAATCGACGGTCATCAGAATTACGACTTGGTCAAGACGCCGTTGTAGTCGATGACGAGATACCGCTCGCCATTGCAATAGACATCGGCGTAGTTGCCCACGACGCCGGCGATCGTGCATGTGGAATCCGCGACCCCGTCACCGCCGAGATAGATCGCCTCCCCGGTTGCCGGCGTCAGAACAAGAGGCCACGCCGCGGTAATTTGGATCTTGATCGACATGCCAGCCGCGGACGCGGCCGCCGGAAGCGTGAGAGCTTTCGAAGCGCCCGCGCCGGTGTTCGTGTGAATGCAAGCGAAGCTGGCCACAGTCAGCGTAGCGTCGGCGCTGTGAGCGACGATAGTGGCGTTCGCCGGAACTAAAGGCGGCTCCGGGATGTGATACCCCGTTCCTGTTGCTGTCATTTTCCTGTCTCCTTCTTATTTCGGAGTTACGTTTCAAAAGGCCCCGGACCTATGCTTCCTTGGTCACGACGCCGCTGTAACTGGTGACGAGATACCGCTCACCATCGCAGTACAGTTCGCAGTAATTGCCGATCACGCCCGCAATGCCGAGATATTTTGTGACAACCCCGTCACCGCCGAGATAGATCGCCTCCCCGGTTGCCGGGAGTAGCCGAACGATATTTGCGTTCGTGACTTGAATGCGAAGCGACATGCCGGCAGCGAGTGCCACCGCGAGCAGGGTCAAAACGATTGTGCCGCTGGCTCCCGTGTTGGTGACGTTCTTGCCATAGTCGGCAATGACCAAGCTCGCGGTCGATGCTTGGGCGCTCACAGCCCCGCTCGGCGCCACCAGAGGCGGCCGCGGAATAAAGAATCCAGTTCCTGTTGCTGTCATGTTCCTATCTCCTAAATGGAAAGGCCCCGGTTTCCCGAGGCCTTCGTTTGAATTCCGAAATGGTTGAGACGCGCGAAACAGTTCCGACTATGTGCCAGTCGATTTGTACAGCGAACGCCAGTCAACAGCCTTGGCAGCGAAATCCTCGTAAGCGTAGAACTGCATCCCGAGAACGCCCTGTTCGTTGTCCTTGCGGATGAATTGCGGGCCTTCCTGGCCCTGCAGGAAGCAATACTCGATTCCTGGGGCGATGCTGGGATCGGCTGCCATAAACCAGATCGTGGTTCCGGATCCGTTGGTGTCGAGCTCGCCGTCTGCTACCACCTCGAGGCGGCCGGCGAACCAGTTTTGATCGGACGCCTTGACGTTCGGGCCGACCAGCATCGTGGTGCTCTTCGCCGTGGATTCCTTGGCCGCGGGAACAATGAGGTATTTCGGTGTGAGGTTCAGGACGCTTACGCCGTCCAGCCCCTTCTGCACCTTCATCGCGCCAAAGGCCGCGTCGAAAGCGGTGTTGCCGAGCACGCCCGAGCCGAGGTTGCAGTGCGTGGCGTGGAACAGGGCGATGCTGTCCGCCATGACTGCATTGGCGTACAGGATCGCATAGACGGTTTTGTTCTCCATCCTGGCCGCCTGCTGACCCATCTGAGAAATCAGGTCATTGAACGCGCCCAGGTCGTCGTTGATCAGCATCTGGCGGGTGAAGGAGATGCCGCGGCCGTAGGTGGCCAGGGAGTAGCTTTCCTTCGAGTCCGTCATCAGGCCGATGGTGATCTGCCCGCCTTCGGGGACTTTCAAAAATGACGGCGCCTCACCGAGTCTTACGCGGGTCATGGTTTTGAAGTCGGGAGTCGTGGAAGCCTTGCACCATGTCCGATAGGACGGAGCGGCCAGTTGGTACATCCGCAGGAGTTGCTTTCGGGCCGTGTTTTCGAGCACGTTCGCAAAATCCGCGGTGGTCTGCATGGCCAATCTGGCAACCTCCTCGTTTTTCGGAGTCCGCCGGAGGTTGTGCTGCAACCTGACCGACTCATCCGCCATCTGTTTCATGGACAGGCCGATGAATGGATTATTCTGGTCCGTCTTCTGTTCCTTGGGATCCATGATCCCGCGAAGTGCGGTTTCCATGCAGTCGCGCCGGGTATCCGCCTCATCGCTGACCAGAGTTACACGCCCGTCTCTCGTCTGAGCGCCACGAAGCGCCTCGTCCGCCTGTTTTTCAATGGCAAGTTCGCGAAACTTCTCGATCGGCGTCTTTGCCTTGATGTGCTGGTTTGCGAAAGTGGATGGCAATCCGCAGATCTGATTGACCTTGAGGATTGCGGTAACGCGCGCCAATTCCTGAATCACGCCGTTTTCGCGTTCATTTTTCAGCCGATCCTCGTAAATCTTTTCGGCGGTCAAAGTGAGGGTGGTATCTTCGGCACTAGGGCTAGTGCCCGGTGTTTTCTCGTCTCCCATTGTTCTTTCCTCCTGGGCATTGGCCCGTTGTTGTTGCTGCACACCGCGCTCTTCCGCGGCTAAGGTTGTAGTTCCAAAATCTGCGGGGATTGGTGCGATGCTTAACTCAAACGGGCGCCATGCCTCCGCTGTTCTGATTTTCAGGCCTTTTTCCTCAGTGTTTTTCAATTTGAGGAACTCGACCCCCATGCTGAACTTCGTGACGATGCGATCCAGAATGTCTCCCCAGAGATCACTAACGCCCTCGCGCTTAGAAAAGCGCAGCGTCGCCTTGAAATTCTCGCCATCTTGCCAAGCCTTTTCGACGACACCCTTTTGCGAGGCGCTTCCATCAAGGTTATGATTGTCGAGAACCGGTGCCCCGTTGTTCAAAAGCGAAAGGTCCGCGCCTTTGGGATTGAACTTGAGAAGATATTTCTCACCTGTCCAGAAATCCATTCGCGGGACGTCGGCCCCGGTGAAGAAAATGATGTCAACGGTCCGCTTCTCAGCATCAATCGAGCTGACATTCTGACCGGCCAGATAGTCGCAGTTATGAAGCCGCTCGATATCGGCGATCTCCCGAGCCGTCTTACCCTTGCTCCCGAATTGCTTATAGCAGACCGCAGACCGCTGCTTCTCATCAGGGTAGTCATCATTCATGACCTTGTCGCCCATACACCGACCGACAAAATCCTTTTCTGACTCACCCTTGTTAGGGGTTGGTATTGGCATTGTTTCCTCCTTGGCCGCCCGCCTCATTGGGGATGGCGGCCGCTGGATCATTCTGTCTCGTAGTCTTCGCGAAGCTCACACCGGCGGCATCCAGCCTATCTTTCCAATCCGCGATTTCTTGGATTTGGGTATCGGGATCGTTGCCAAGCTCACTCACGAGTTGCGGATATGTCTTCTTACCGATCTGGAGTTCCATCCGGTCGGCCTCGGCCTCGATTCCGCGGTCAAGCAGATCGAAAGGCGGCGGGTCCCATTTGACTTGATAGTTCGGTTCGGGAATCTCGCCCATAGTGAATAGTTTGTCGACGAACTTACGCCAAATCGGATCGAGAACCTGCGGGATAAGCCAGTTCCAGCGATACTCCTCGATCGCATCTCGAAATGAGAGCAGGCCGCCGCGATAACTCGAATAGTTGACCGCCTCAAGATTATCGTCGAGAACCACATAGGGAATTTCGAGTCCGGTCGCCACCTCGCGAAGTTCAGTTTTTTTATAGGCTGAGTAGTCTCCCGATGCGCTCGGGTCAAGGAACTTCACATCCGCGCCCGGCGCACCATACATGATCATGCCGGGTCGGAAGTCTTCAATCTTTTTGCCATCAGAATCAACGGCTGCTGCCGCGAGCGTCGGTCCTTCGATACCCTCAGCCTGCGTGACCATCGCAGCCAGGCAAGCCTCGATTTTCTTGCGCATGATCGTGGCATCGGCGTATTCATCGATGTCGCGGAGTTTTGCCATCACTGAGGCAAACCGTGTGACGGCGCGCACGTCGCCAGGGCGATCAATCTCCAGGTGGTGAAGGACGTAGTCAACCGGAACAAACTTGCTTAGTATCGTCGCCCGCCAGTTGGAGGGCAGGACTTCACCGGGGTGAAAACCAAACAACCAGTAACCCTCGACTCGACCGAGCAAATCAAACTGAACGCCTTGAATGATGTATCCGGTGTCGAGTACCATCGTCCTGTAGGAATCGATAAAGTCAGCCTCAAGGATCTGTATCTGGAACGGAACGGCCAAACCATCCTCGGGATAGCGGTCCCAAAGACGCACCAACACCTCGCCGGACTCATAGCAGCTCGAAACAATCAATTTCTCGGCCGCGGCGAAGTTAAGCCGATGATCCGAACAGCACTCGCGCGCGAACAGGTTCCAATAGCCCATGATCTTTTTGTTGAGTCCGTCATTCCCAACATCGGCGCGCGGGGAGATTCCCGTCCCGACGACGCGCTTAGCCCATTCACGTTTTGCGCGGCGGCCGTAGGCGTTGTTTCGGCAGAGGTCACGAGCGTTGGCGCTCAGTTTCGAGTGCGCCGGACCGATCTCCGCATTGCCGGAAGAAGTGGTTGTGTTCCAGCCGCCCTGCCGACGGGGACCGCGCACGCCCTCATAGGACAGGAGGGTATTAGCGATCGCCCGAGCACGAGCTCGTTTCAATCCAACCGTCGGCGCAACAAAATTAATGGTCTTATCGAGCCAGTTCATCAGTCCTTTGTGAAACTCGCAAGGGTTGACCACACCCCGCCCCCACCGCCTGGGTACGCGACAGTATCTTTGATCAGAGCGCGCGCCTTGAGGAGTTCATCCATTCCGCGATACTGCACCTCGCGACCGTCACTGAAGCGGACGCGAAGCTCTCCCGTCGCGATCGCGTTCTCGATCGCCGTTAGGTCTGTAGTTGTCCAGGACATTTTATCTATCCAACCAGCCGCGAGTTCTCTCGCCGAGAAATGATCCGCCGCGAATTTCTTCCAGCCTCACACCGAGACCCGGCTTCTGTTCCTGAGTTGTGCCGGTAACCGGCGCGGGTTGCTGTCTGACCGGCGCGACCCCAAGCTCCTGCTCGAGGAACGCCCAATGCTTACCTTGCATGCGGTCTAATCCCTTGTCATAGGCCGCTGCGCGCGCATAAACGCGGCAGTCAAGTGCTTCGTTACGTGCCCGGATCTGCACCCACTCTTTTTTAACCCGCTTCGTGGTCCGGTTGAGATGGTCGACGATGTGCTCCCCGCAGATCTGTTTGAAATGTTCGTCCCCGTAATTTCCGCCTTCGGGAAAATGGCAATAGCCAGGCGGATAGGTCCAACCCTGCCCGCGTTCCTCTTCGGTTGGAGGTCTAAGTTTGAGGCACGCATAGAATTCCGATTTGAAAAACCCGACATCAATAATCCTAATCTTGAGTCCGGCCTTGATTCTGTGGCCCGACACCGTGACATCCACGGGCGACGGCTGGCTCACCGGCAGGGTCCCTTTGTCCCGGCCCTTGATCGCAAAGACCTGGGTTGACGGCTGAGTCCGGACCCAGTTGTAAACGTCGTTTGTCGTCGTGCCGTCTCCGCTGTCGACAAACATTCTGGAGATTGGGAGTTCCACCCCGCTCGAAGTCGGATAGGTCGCAGATCTGAAGGCTTCCAACTTCCCCCAGACCGCACACTCGGATGTCTTCCCCTCGAAAATCTGATAATCCACCGACCAGGATTCCCGATTGCGGCCCCAGGCCACGACTTCCACCTCGAGGCGATCGCGCTGGACATCGACCCCCGCCGTCAGGAATAGGCCGCCGGCCGGGATCGTCCCGACGTCGTAACCTTCCCGCCTGGCTAACAGGATCTCCCACTCTGGCGCCTCGCCTTTCTCGACCCAATTTTCGGCAAGACTCGTGTTGATGAACGTCTGCAGGTCCGCTGGGCTGTCCTTCTTGGTCAAATAATCCAAGACGATTTCCGATAGTTGCTTCCATGGGCTATAAAGTTCCGAGATCCAAAAACCCGCCACGCCATTGAACGGTGCACTGGCCCGCCATTGGCCTTGATCTACTGATTTCCATCGTCCCGCGTCATCCCAGGGCACATCGCAGGCCTCACAGTGATACCTCGCAGATCGCGCCTGCTCTTCGCGCGTTGGTAATTTGTGGTCCCATCGGACCCCCGTCCGGAATTTCAGCATCATGCTTTGAAATTGCCCGCATGCCAGGCACGGGACGTAATACTCCCGCTTGTCCGAGGCCTCGTAAGCGCGATCGATCTCCGAACCGAGGACGGTTGGTGAGCAGGTCAGGATTTCTTTCTTTCGGTGCCGGAATGTGGCCAGGCGCTTCCTGGCAAGCGAGATCGGGTTGCCTTCCGCCCCGGCGGTGGGTGGATATTTGTCGATCTCGTCGCAGAACAGGAATCGTATGGCGCGCCTAGCCAAGTTCCCCGGAGAACCCGCAGACGTGATTGCCAGCATGCCGCCCGGAAACAGCTTCTCCTCGATCGTATTGTTGCTGACCCGGCTCTTCAGATCCGCGAAGATGCCGCTCAGCACTGGCGTGTCCCGAATCATCGGGGCGATCCGCTCCTTGCTGAACGCCTTCGCGTCCGCGTCGCGTGGTTGCAGCACGAGGATGGGGCCCGGGTCCTGATGCGCGAAGTAGCCGATGCCATTCTCGATCGTGACCGTTTTTAGCATCTGCGTCGCGGCGCGGATCACCGTTCGATAAATGCGTGGATCCGAAACCGAGTTGAGAGGTTCGCGCTGAAACGGAAGTGTGGTCCATTTGCCGTGCTCTGCCGCTGACTCCGAGCTGAGATAGCGATATTGATCGGCCCATTCCGATACCGTCAAGTCTGGGGGCGGAGCCCATAGTCGACAAACCTTTCGAGCAAGCTCTATTAACTTTGCATCCATGCGGCATTTGGCTGATACTCGGTAAGGGAACTCAAAGCAGACCGAATCTCCCGGTCGATGATCTCCTGACACTCCTGAACGTCTCGACCCACTACCAGACGCGCCGTTTTACTCGGCATGCCCAGGAATCGATTCTGCGTCGCTGAAACAATGGAATTCCAAACCTCGGCAATGTCGGAGACTTCCGCCAATTCGTTCTCGCGCAACCGCAATTCCAATTCATGCAGGGAGGCTAAAGCGGATTCCTTGCGCGTCCTCGCCTCAGTGAGATCCTCTCCGGATCGATCGGTCCTGTCTTTTCCGCGTTTACCGCGGGCTTTTGATGGAAGCCGGTCAATGTTGGCCTCCACCCATTCGCGGCCGGGGGCCAGGTCGACCATCCCCTGCGGGGTGACCGGCAGACCCTTGTGGACATACTTCGTCACCATCGCCTTGCTGACACCCATCGCGTCGGCGAAATCTTTCTTCGAGACTTCCATCAGTTTTCGCGCCCAGTAAACCGGTAAACTGCATTTTTAACTGGCTGGCTGGCTAAAAATCGCCACAAATTCACCCACGACCCTCCTTCACCGGGAAGTACCTTTAGTCTCATATACTTAGCAGCCGGGACCTTCTTGAATCTCATCTTTCAACCCTATGGATCCTAAGAACGCATCCCTCGACGGCCTCAAGTTCGCGGATTCGGAGATCGCTCCTGAGTCGGCGTGCGGCGCGAGTGAATGCAGCCTTAGGGCGGCGCCATCCATGCACGTACTGATGCCCGTTGTGCAACAGGTCGCTTGGGTAGCGTTGCTCAGCAGAGCGCACTCGCTGGATCTGAGCGGCGCTACTCATGACCGCACTTCACCTGGACGATGCATGCATGATGGGTTGCCCGATCCATTCCAGTAGTGCGGATGTCCTACGTCTGCGCGTGCGTGATCATGTGCGATGATGCGTAATTGCAGAGACTCATACTCTGCTCGTTTGCGCGCGATAAGTTTCTCTGGGTGTTTGGTATAACACTGCCTACCCGTGATCGGGTCGACTACCATAATCGGTTTTGACATGGAATTTGACGGCAGGGGCCTAGTCTCCAAAAATGCGGATGAATCCACGAGTTAGCGGATAACCTAACGCTCACACATCCGTTTGTTTGGGTAGGCACTCTCCAAGGAATTGACTGATTGTTTTTCCAACTATGATAAAGTCATATTTATCAAGCAGATCGGCAATATCCTCTTGCGTTAGCGCGAACCATTCACCCTTAATGCGCCTTGCTTGATATTGAGCATGCAGATACCGTTCCGAGGCCCGATGTTCTTTCGTCGGAGCAAACGCGAAGATTTCAACATCCTCTGGAATCACATTCCAAAAATCAGACATCCGGCGTGAGAGGTGGTGCGTACATCCGATCTTGAATAGATTGGTTGAAGATTTGAGTAGGTAAACTCCGCAACTTTGCGCGGTAACTCTCGGTATCTTCTTTGCCCGAGATATTTCATCCGCCGTAAAGGAGTGGACAACAGGAGTGACGTTCAGTTCCGGGTCTTCAATGATCCTTAGTTTTCCATCCTCTGTCATCACAGCTATTCCCCGCTGAATCAAATGCTCGGGATGACTGGTCCAGGCC